ACGCTCACCAGGCGCTCCCCGGTCCGGGGATCTGTGTAGAAATGGCGCGCCTCCGCGTACTGGCGGTCCGAGGCCTTGGGTTTCGTTGCCATGGGTCTCCTCCTGTGTAGGCAAGGGCCCTACCCTACCAGGCGGGTGCTCACAGGGCGGCTGAGCAGGGACTTAGACGCGCAGAGGCCCCCGGTTCGGCGGGAGAACCAGGGGCCTCTGCCACACAGGAGGAGAAACCACACCCAAGTGATCGCTCCGCTGACACCCTAACGGATCAGCGGGGCACCGCAATGGTCAGGATCTGGGTCCAGCGGTTGCCCTGCGTGGTGAGGAAGTCGAACTCGAGCTCGAACAGGTCGCCGGCCACCAGCAGGGTGCCCACGACGAACTGGCCGATGTAGGGGTTCGACACCTGGGGGGCGGCCAGGCCGCTCACCGGCGTCCCCCGCCCCACCGACACGTTGGTGAGAGTGGTCGTCGCGCTCTGGATCGTCTCGTTGGCGGCGGCGTTGAGCAGCGGCGTGCAGTTGAGCGTCAGGTTGAGCTGCTCGGTGGTCGCCATGACCCAGCGGCTGGGCGTGGGGGCGAGCGGGGTGGCCGCGATCGAGGTCATCGTCATGGCGTCTTCGCCACGACCGTAGTGGGGCGCGGCGACGCTCCGATGGGATGAGCCGGGAGCACCAGGCCCTGACCCTGGCCGTAGAGCCCGGCCCCATAGGGCCCGCTCCCGTACGTCCCGCTCCCGGCGGTCCCCCCACCGGTTCCGTAGGGCCCCGCCCCGTAGTCCCCGGCCCCGTACTCGCCGCTCACGACCGCCAGGTCCCTCCGGCCTCGGCGACGAGCTCGCGCTCGGTCGCCTCCAGGGCCAGGTCGCGCTCGGCGCCCTCGAAGCTGGGGTCGCGGGTGGCGCCGACGAAGTCGGGGAGGCGGGCCGCCGAGAGGAAGTAGAAGATCGGCACCACCCACGCGCTCATCTGCGCGCGCAGCACGACCACCGCCGCCGCGGTCGCCGGGGGTGGCTGGGCGAGGGCCGAGGCGCCGAGGGTGACGTGCGCCGCCGCCGCCGCGCTGGGCATCGGTCCGTGCGCCGCCAGGGTGACCACCGCTCCCGCCGCCGCCACCGTGGCCGAGGTGGCGAGGAGCGTCACCGCCGCGCCGGCCGTCGCCACGGTGGTCCCCCCGGCGTTCGCCGCCGCCGCGAGGGTGAGCGCGGCCCCTCCCCTGACCGCCACGGGCGCGCCCACCGCGGCCTCCAGGTCCACGGTGCCCGTCACCGCGCTCAGCAGCCCCGCCCCCGTCGCCGCGAGCGCCAGCGACCCGGCGGCGAAGCTCTGGGTGGGGGTGCCCGGGGCCACCAGGGCGATCGCCGCGGTGGCGGTGGGGTTGGTCTGCCCACCCGTGGCGGTGCACGTCGCTTCGAGATCGACCGTGGCGGCCGCCGTGGCGCTCTGCGCCACCGCCCCGACGCTGGCCGAGGCGGACAGCGCCAGGACCGCGGGTGCCCCCGCCACGATGGCGCCGGCCGCGGTCAGGGTGAGCGAGCCCGCCCCCATCGAGAGCGTCGCCCCGGTGGCTTCGAGGTCGAGCGTGGCCCCCGCGCTCACCGCGACGGCCCCTCCTTGGGCCGCAGAGAGGCTCAGACTCGCTCCTGCGCCCTCGATGCTGGAGGCCGCGGCTCCGAGGCTCAACGTGGCGTTCGCGGCCTGTGCGCTGGCTGCGGCGGCACTGAGGGAGAGGAGGGCGCCGCCACTGACCGGCCCCACGGTGCCCGCGGCGATGAGCGCCAGGGCGGCGGGCCCGGTGACCGGCCCGATGCTCGCCGTGCCGGCCAGGGCGATGGCAGCGGTCCCGGTAGGCGGGGCGCTCACCATCTTGATGGCGAGGACCTCCGCCACGTTGGCGGTGGCCGTCGAGGTGTAGGTGAAGCTCGCGGTGTCGGTGGTGCCCGTGCCGGTCTTGGTCGCCACCACCACGTTCTGGGTGGCGTTGGCGTTGATCGACAGGCCGGTGTCGATGCTGAACCCGGTGCCGCTCACCGACCACGTGAGGGTGTCCCCCCAGTCCGTCCCGAACGCCAGCGCGAGGTCGCCGCTGGTATCGGCCGCGGCGGTGGTGCCACAGGGCACCGAGGTGGACGCGCTGCCCCCCTGGTTGCCCGTGCCGATGCCGCTGGTCCGCAGGCAGCCGCTCCCCGCCGACATGTCCAGGCCCGAGACCTCCGCGGCGGTCCAGCCGATCTCGTTGGTGCTGCTCGCGGTGGGGGTGGACTTGACGGTGATGGTCATGGTGCCCGCCGACGCCGGGACGCAGGTGTAGACGACGCAGATCTCGGGCGAGGTGGTGCCGCCGCTGGCGGTGTAGACGTGGTTGATGAGCAGCTGGGTCCAGGTGCTCCCGAGGCTGTCGCTGATGGCGAAGGTGGGCATGAAGCCCGCGGTGTGGCTCACCCCGATGAACAGCAAGATGCGGTTCGTCGTGGACACCGCCGAGCCGAGCGCGTGGGCCAGGGTGATCGAGGTCCCGGTGTTGGTCGTCGGGGTGACGGTGAGGCGCTGGGCGATGGACCAGGCCACGGGCTACTCCTCGGCGGCGGGTGCCTCCTCAGCGTCGGGGTGCAGCGCCGCGTAGAGGCGTTCGTGGGCGGCGAGGAGCTCGTCGTGGTCCTCTTGGCTCACGATCACGATGTTCTCGATGAGGCCCCGCAGGTCGTAGACGTGGCCGTTGGGCAGCGTGATCGTGTCGTTGATGGTGGGGTCGGTCTGGATGGCCGACTCCCCCTCGTCGAGTTCGAGGTGCGGCCAGATGCGCCCGGTCTGGGGGTGCCGGCGGGGGTTCCCCCCGTCGTCGAGCGGGACGGTGACGGTTGCCATGGTGCCTCCTAGAGTCTCTCGGTTGCCACGTTGGCCGAGCCGCAGTCGAAACAGCGCATCAGGACGCCGTCACTGTCAGCCCCCCCGAGGCGACCGTGAGGGTGCCCTGGGAGGGGAAGGTGACCGAGGCGTTGAGGGCGCCGCCGATCTGGTAGCCGCCCGTCCCCGTGCCCGAGGCCGCGCCGTAGGTGCCGAAGTACGCCACCGTGGTCGAGGCCGCCACGTTGAGGGTGAGCGTGTTGGTGTTCGCCACCGACCCCGCGGCGGGTGTGCCCCAGGTGATCGACACCCGGGCGTAGGCGGGGGCGCCGCCGCTGATCTCCGCCGCGCCGGTGGTCCCGGGGTCGGTGCTGTGCAGGCTGAAGTACGCGGCCGAGCCGGTATAGGTCCCGCCCGCCCCCGAGATCATGCCGACCAGGGCGTTGTCCTCTGCGTTGGCGCTTGCTCGTGCCATAGGGCCTCCTAGATGAGCCGGATGATGAAGTTCATGGCGACGTAGGGCTGGAGGTAGGGGTTCCCGCCGCCTATCGAGGTGTCGCTGACGGACACCGTGGTGCTGGCGGTGGCAGTGACGCTGGTGGCGGCCGACTTGATGCCCGCCGCGGCGTTGAGGTCCAGTTGACCGAGCCGCCGCCGACCGGGTTGGGGCCTGGGCCGGGCGTGGTGTACATGAGCTGGTAGCTGGTCGAGCCACCGCCGACGGCGGGGTCCACGTAGAGCAGGTGGACGTGGCCGGGGTCACTGACGCTCACCGTGGTCGAGCCCGTGCCGGTCGGGCTGTGGCCGTGGTTGGGCGTCTGGGCCACGGTGATCGTCTGGGAGCCCCCGTAGGTCCCCAGCGGGTGCGCCGTGGAGGCCCCCATGGGGAAGCTCGGCACGGTGGGCCCGGGGTAGGGCGGCCCCACGAAGTTGGGCAGGTTGAAGGTCGTCGAGCCGTCACCCGCCCCATAGGCGATCCCGATGTTGGCGAACAGCGCGCTGTAGGTGCTGCGGCTCACCGGGGCGCCGTTGCACAAGGCGAAGTTCGCCGGCCACGCCGCTCCGGGCATGATGATGATGCCGCCGATGGGTACGTCACTCAAGGCCAGTACCTCATAGGGCGAGAGTACCCATGTGGTCGTGAACTGGCCGGGATCCGCCTCCCACTTGTGCTCGATGTGCTCGATCAGCATGTCGGCCACCCACGGGCTCTCCCCGTAGCCCTGGCGCTGGAATTGCACCGAGTCCCACAGGTAGAGGCCGAGCATGTAGGGGATGTTGTTGCCCTGGAAGGACTCGCCGTGGATCTCCACCGAGTCCACCCGGCGCTGGGTGCTCGAGTAGCGCATCGCCAGGGTGGTCGCCTGGCTGAGGGCGTCGGAGTCATAGGCGAACAGCAGGCCGGTGCGCTGGAGGGAGCGGCGCCCGAAGCCTCCGGGGGGCCCGATCCGGTTGGAGATGGTGACCTCCTGCATGGTGCCGGCCCCGGTGTTGGATTGGTTGGCCTGCACCTGCACGTCGGTCCACAGGTCCAAGGAGTCCTGGGGCGTCTTGAGGTTCTGCGCCACGTAGCGCATCTGGGCCGAGGGGTTGTCACCGAGGGTGGCCTGGGGCGAATTGGAGGTGGGGTTGATCGCCGGGTAGCGGGTGTCGTGGAAGTGCAGGATGCCGTCGGGGGTCTGGAACAGGTAGCCCAGCTCGGTGTCGGCCACCGTCTGCATGTAGTCGAGCGCCGCGTTGGAGGTCTGCGAGGCCGTCTCGGGGGCCACCGTGACCGTGCCCACGTCGAAGATCGTGGGGTAGGAGGCGAAGCCCGCGATCACCATGACGTGGGCGAGGCGCTGACCGCTCAGCTCGAGCCCCTGGAGCAGGTGGTAAGTCTCGTAGAGGTTGTACATGTCCCCGCCCACCGCCCCGCTGAGCTGGAAGTTGTAGATGGCGAGGTCCTGGTAGTTGGTCTGGGGCTGGTCCCCCGAGGTCAGCACGGCCGCGCCCAGGAGCAGCGAGCCGTTGGCCGCGTCGCCAGTCCCCACCGGGGTCGTGGAGGCGCTCTGGGGCACGGTGAGCACGAGGTGGGTGTCCACGTAGACCAGCAGGTGGCCGCCCGAGGCCGGGGCGACGATGGCGAGGAAGTGCCAGGCGTCGTCCAAGAAGTTCGCCCCGCCCGTCGTCGCCGTCACGCTCCCCCCCGTCGCCATCAGCGTGCCGTTGGGGTGGCCCCCGTAGGTCCCGTCGTTGACGCCCAGGCTGAATTGCCACGCCCCCGCCGCCGAGTAGGTCGAAAAGAGGTTGGCCCCGCCCTGGCTCCCGAAGTGGACCAGGCAGACCAGCGACCAGTCGTGGGGGCCGCTGAACAGGGGGGTCTTGGCGATGAGCCCCTCCACGTCGTTGTTCATGTTCGTGGCGTAGGCGGGGTCGTAGATGATCGCCCCCGAGCCCGAGCCCGTCGACGAGGAGGTGAACAGCTGGGAGAGGCCCGCCCCCACCACGTCGGAGCCCCCGAAGTTGGGCATCCCGGCCCGGGTGGTGCCCACGAGGGGCTGACCGGCGAAGTACGGGGCGACGACCGTCGAGCGCGGCGGGTCGCCCAGGCGCCAGTAGTCGAGCGGCTGGAGTGCCATCACGGCGTTGGGGTAGAGCAGGGAATTCGACAAGGGCGTCTGGCCGAGCAGGCCCAGGATGTCGTAGCCGCTCACCATGGTGTCCTGGTTGAGGGCGTCCTTGACCTGAGGGTCCCAGGTGTCCGCATAGCAGTACGCCACGTCTTGGGTGCCGCTGCCCGCCCAGGTCCCCTCGATGAGGATGGGGGTGCAGGGCACGAGCGGGCCGAGCTGGCCGAGGTTCCAGCTCACCTGCACCCCGTTGGGGTTGTTGGAGAGCATGGCGCAGCTGAAGTAGTGCTTGGCCCCCGACGACAGGGTGGAGGCGACGTAGAGCGAGGCGGTGGCGGCGCCGGTGGGCGCCGGGGCCAAGAAGTGGGCCCATACCCAGTCCCCGGTCCTCCCGAGCGCGATGGCACTGCTCGAAGTGACCGTCACGGTGGCGGGGGCACCGAGCGAGGCGCCGGCGGAGTCGTAGAACTGGAGGCCGAGGGTCACCGGCTCGCTCACGCCCGCGGCGCGGAAGAAGGCCGAGGCGTAGTACACGCTCCCGGGCACGACCGGGTAGGCGCTCGTCCCCGGAGCGGTCGAGACCACCGCGATGTTGGTGGTGGTGGAGGTGAACGAGCCGCCTTGGGTCCCATAGAGGGTGGGCGCACCCGAGGTGAGCCGCCCCCCGGTCACCAGGGCGTAGCTGCCCGAGGTGGCGTGCCACGTCCCGGTCCCGCTGCCCGCCGAGGCGGGGAGGCCTATGGAGTCACCGACGCTGAGCTGGTTGTAGAGCGGCGAGAGCGTGTTGGCCGGCGTGAAGATGCCGGTGCGGTCGTCGAGCACCATCTGGAGCTTGGTGGCCTCGATGCGGTCAAGCTCGTGCTGTCGCCCCCCGGTGGTGGAGAACTGGCGGCAGAAATCGGTGACGTCGGTCCACAGCGGGTCCACGTCGGAGGGCCCGAAGCCGAAGGCGATCTGGATGGTCCAGGTGGGCACCTGGAGCGGGGGGTAGCCGATGGGGCCTGAGCCCGCACCGATGCCGTAGTAGCCGGTCCCGTAGCCACCCGCGCCGTAGAGGCCGCTGGAGCCTCCTCCGCCGGTCCCACCGCCCGAGCCGTATCCACCCGAGCCATAGGCGCCGCCGCCGTAGGTCCCACTCACACCCTCAGGTGACCTGCCACGTCCACCCGGTGGGGGCGACGGAGTAGGTCAGCACGATGGCGGTGCAGGCGGGCACCCATATGGGGCCGCTGGTGGTGCTCGGGATGGTGTGGCTGGAGCCGTTCGCCCCGTTGATGCCGATGGCGGTCACGGTGCCGCCGTGCACGTACACCATGGCATCGCGGTAGAAGGGGTTGACATAAGGGGTGCCCGAGGCCGGCACGGTCATGCCGTCGCTGGTGTCGTAGATCCCCTGGTTGCGGCTCAGGTTGATGACCCGGCAGTTGAGGGGAACGTTCGTGCCCGAGGACTGGACGACGGGGAAGGTGCCCAGGGCGGTGATGGGGGCGCTCAGGCCCGGGCCCGAGCCCGCGATGCCGATGGTCCCGTAGAGGTAGCCGAGGGGGTCCTTGATGTGGTAGCCGCCCAAGAAGACGCTGCCCGCGGTGGGGTTCTCGATGTCGAGGCAGTCGATAACGATGCCGACGTTGCCGCCGCTGGCCTGGCAGTCGAGGTTGTAGCCGCAGTTCTCCACGCTGGCGTAGCCGATCCAGTTGAAGTGGCCGCCCCCGCCGACCGAGGTGTAGGCGACGAGACCGCTGCCGCAGCTCACGATGGCGCAGCGCGTCATGGCGAGGTGCTCCTCGAACAGGAGGCCGATGTTGTAGCCCTCGCAGGCGTAGCTGTCGATGAGGCAATAGTCGTTGTTGCCCTGCTTGGGCAGGGCGAGGCCCCAGCCCGAGGTGTTGGAGGGGTAGGTGGAGGCCACCGTGGCGGTCGGCGCGTTGACGAAGGCGCCGAGGGTGCCGATGCGGCACTGGGCCACCCCGCGCAGGTCGAAGCCCACCAGGGTGGGGTTGAGGGCCTGGGACACCGAGATGCCGTCGAGGATCAGGTTCATGTTGTCCCACAGGTTCCCCGAGCTCTCGTTGCCGTAGCCCCCCTCGGGGGTGGGGCCACCGAGGATCGAGGGCATCCCGTAGGCGGAGCTGTACGAGCCGGTGATGCCGCTGGAGTAGAGGCAGGCCCCGCTCTGCTGGGCCACGGTCTGGTTCCAGATCGGTAGCGAGGTGCCGTCGGTGTAGGAGCGGATGGAGAGGACGACCTTTTGCTGGGAGGTCATCGCCACGATCGGCAGGGGGATCTGGCTGTTGCCATGGGTGGTGCCGCCCTGCACCAGGGCGCCCTTGATCTGGTAGACGCCCGGGGCGAGCCAGATTTCGGCGTAGTTGTCCCCCCGCGAGATCGCCGCGGACACCGCGTTGTTGATCGTCGTCTTGATCTGGGGGGTGTCATCGGCCCCGCTTCCCAGGGGGGTGAGGAAGTACGCGTGGGGGTTGGGGTACTGCGGGGCGTTCACCCAGCTGCCCACCCCCGAGCCGTTGGTCTGGAGGAGCTGGCCCGAGGTGCCGGACGCCCCGCCGGCCACGTCGGCCGCGGTGAGCGTCACCGCCCCGGTACGCGTGTTGACCGACGAGACGCCGCCTCCGCCGCCTATGCCGGTGCCGTCGGGATTGTGTGCGACCAGCAGCCAGGTGTTGAGCTCGGTCCCCCATACGTTGGCGTCACCACCGGGGGTAGGCAGAGAGGGCATGGCGTTCCTTTCCTAGCGGCTACCGGCGTAGGAGCCGAGGACCCCTGCGCGCTGTCCGTACATGCGGGCGTTACGCAGCTGCACCTGGCGTATCTGCGCGGCCACGTCCTGGGCCACGGCGTTGGGGTTGATCGAGTCGAGGCCCCCGCCGCCCGCGTTGATCGGCATGTTGATCGTCACCGAGGCCCCCCCGCCGCTCGCCGCATTGGCGAAGATCGCCGCCGCCCGGCTCGTGGCGAGCGTGCCGCTGGTCACTCCTCCCATCACCGAGGCGGTGGCCGCGTGGACCAGATGGCCGTTCTCCAAGATGCCCAGGGCCATGCCCTGGACGAAGGGCTTGCCCAACAGCTCGGCGGTGACCCGGCTGGGCGAGTGGGCGCCGAGGGTGTGGAAGGCGGTGGTGGCGATCGCGTTGGCGGCCACCGAGGCCGCCGCGCCGGTCACCAGCCCGCCGTTGGCCTGGATGCCCCCGGCCATGCCCTGGTCGATGACCTGGCCGATAAAGCTCCAGTTCCCGCTCGTCGCCGCCGTGCCGATGCCTGCGACGAGGTTGGCCGCCGCGGTGTCGCCGATGCTCCCGAGGCTCTGCTCCAGCCCGGCCAGCTTGCCGTTGATCGAGTCGTGCACCACCCCGGCCACGGTGTTGGCGTCGGCGTTGTGCTTCAAGAACATGGCGACCAGCTGGGCGCCCGAGACATCACCGACCGAGGCCAGCTCGGTCTGGAGGGTGTAGAGGGGGTTCTTCATCGCGTCGTGGGTGTCCTGGGCCCCCTGCTGGGCGGCGGGCTTGTGGTTGATGAAGCTCTGGACCATCTGGGCCGCGGCGTGGTCCCCCAGTTGGTTGAGTTCGCTCACGAGCGGTTCGAGGGGGCTGTTGATCCCGTCGTGCATCTGCTTGGAGGCGAGCTGGGCCGGGCCGAGGTGGGCCAGGAAGGCGCTGATGAACGAGGCGCCCGAGCGGTCCCCGGTGTTCTGGAGGTTGCTCACGAGGTTGACCAGCTGGGGCTGGGTGCTCGTCACCATGTTGCGCGCGGCGGAGGAGATGTTCGGCATGGCCGTCTCGGCCTTGGTGGACATGGCGGTGAGCGCCGCCTGTATCTGCTGGCCGCTGGTGGTCCAGAGCTGGCCGGTGACCGCCGCCGCCCCGCCGTTCTGCTGGACGTAGTGGATGAACTGGACGATCTGGCCGGGGGAGAGCGCGGAGTTGAGGTTCACCCCCAGCACCTTGGCGAGGCCCTGCACGCCCGTCTGGGAGAGCCCGGTGGCCGCTTCGAGGCTCGAGAGGTTGCCCGAGAGCCGGATCGAGCCCTCCTGGGCCAGGGTGAGGCCCTGGTTGAACATCCCCCAGGTCTTGGGGTCGGCCATCATCTTGAGCCAGGACTCCGAGACCGGGCCCGTGGACACGCCGGCCGCGATGGCGGGCGCCGCCGCCGTGGTCTGCTGGAACTGCTGGGCCGGGGTGCCGGGCACGGGCTGGCCGAGCGGCGTCTTCCGCTCGCCCAGGATCTCGTGAACGATGGTGGTGGCGGCCACGGCCAGGGCGGCGATGGAGATACCCGGGACCAGGCCCCCGACGAAGCCGATGAGGCCCCCGCCCTTGGCCGCCGTCTCCGCCGTGGTGGCCGCCGTCGAGGGTGCCGCCCCCGGCACGACGGTGGGGCCGACGACGGGGGGGATCTTGCCCTCGGTCGCCAGCGCGGCATCCACCTCCGCCGAGGTCGTGGCGGCGGTGCCCGCCATGCCCTCCATCTCGGTCTCGGCCGTGCCCACGTTGCGCGTGAACGCCCCCGACATCGCCAGGGTGGCGGCACCCATATCCCCCAGGTCGGCGTCCACCGCGGCCGTGGTGGTCGAGGCGGCGGCAGCCAGTCCACCGAGATCGCCCTCGGCCGTGGAGGTGCTGGCGGTGACGCCCCCGGCCATGACGCTCGCGGCGGCACCGATGCCGCTGAGGTCGGTGTCGATGGTGGCGGCCTCGCCGGTCACCGCAGCGGCGGTGGCGCCGGTGGTGGTGGCGATGCCCCCCACGTCGGCCTCGATGGTGGCGGTCTCCGCACCCACCGCGCCCGCCGTCGTCCCCACCGCGCCCGAGAGCGTGGCAAGGTCGCCCTCGGTGGCCGCGGTGGCGGTGGAGAACTCCCCGGCCATGACCGAGGCGGCGCCACCGATCCCCTCCAGGTCGGCCCCCATGGTGGCGCTCTCCCCGGTCACCGTCGCCGTGGTGGCGGTCATGGTGGTGGGGATCGAGGCCAGGTCGGTGTCCACGCTGGCCGCCGTGGTGTCGGCCCCCTCCGCCAGCACGGCGAGGGCCTCGGTCATGTTCGCCGCCTCGGCGTCGACGACCGTGGTGGCATCGACGATGGCGGCCTGGACGGACTCGAAGGCGGCCGCGATGCGGTCGGCCGAGGCGCTCATGGAGTCCGCCGCCCCGCTCATGACCGAGGCGGACTCCTCCATGGTCGGGCCGGTCTGGCCGATCCCCGAGAGCCACTGCCCCAGCTTGCCCAGGGGGCCGCCCAGGCCCGAGAGGACGCCGCCCAGGGCGTTGAGCCCGCTGACCACCACGTCCTTGATGAGGTTGCCGAACTTCGACATGTCGACAAAGGGGATCTTCGAGCCCATGACCCCCAGCGCCAGGCCCATGGCGAGGATCTGGCCGATCACCGGGGTACTGAGGATCAGGTCCACGAATTTCGCCAGCAGCCCCACCATCTCCATCACCGGCGGGGCGGCGAGGATGTGGAACTGGCCGAAGGCGGCGACGAGGTGGGGGATGATGCCGATGATCGCCAGCAGCTCGTTCTTGTGGGCCTCGAGCAGGTTGTGCAGCTGGTCCCCGCCGGCCACCGTCTTGGCCCAGTCGTTGAACTTGTTCACCATGCCGGTGATGCTGTCGATGACGGACTTGCCGGTACCGGCGTCGTGGGTGAACAGCTCGTAGATGGCCGTGCCCACCGCCTTGATGAGGCCCCACAGGGACTGGAAGGCCCCGATGGCGGTGCTGATGCCGCCGGTGAGCTTGGAGTAGTCCTGGTTGTTCAGCTCCGTCGCCCACTTGGCGAGGTCGTCGATGATGTGGCCGGTCAGGGGCGAGAGGAAGCCCAGCAGGCGGATCATCAGCTCGAGGCCCTGGGTGAAGACGGTCATGGCCGCGGGCAGGTGCGCCTGGAATTGCGCTTCGAGCTGGGTGAAGATCGTGAGGCCAGGGCCCTTCATCCACATCTCGAGCGGCCCGAGGGCGCCCTGGATGATCGTCATGTTCTGCGAGGCGAAATGGCCGATGGTGGGCAGGAAGCTCTCGGCCATGGTGACGATGCCCTGGAGGATCTGGGCCCCCTTGGCCTCGGCCTCGCCGGTCGCGGCGTTGAACATGGTGTGGAACTGCTGGGTGGTTTGGCCCAGCGCCACGATGGAGCCCTGAGCGGCGGCGGGGAACTGGCTGACCGTGTAGTTCAGCTGGTTCTGCGCGTGCGCCGCCTCCGTGCTGCCCGCGCCGTAGACCGCGATGGCCTGGTTGAGGCTGTTGAGCGCCTGGTTGTACTTGCGGGTGTCGCCCGCCGCCTGGCCGATCCCCGCCAGGTCGGTGCCCATCCCCACCGCCGCGGTCCCCGCCGCCCCGTAGGCGAGCGCGCCTGCGCCGATGCCCGCGCCGAGCAGCGTGCCGCCCAGGCCCGCGGCGGTGGTGAGCATGGACTCGGCCCCGAAGCCCGCCAGGCCGCCCAGGGTGCCGAAGCCAGCCACGGGGAGGCCCACGCCGGTGAAGGGGATGCCGAGGCGGTGGCCCGCCGCGCCGAAGCCGGCCAGCGCCGCCCAGTTGGCACCACTCGGGTACTCGGGCTTCGCGCCCGGGCCCGTCAGCGCGGCGAGGTCAGGAGGCAGCGCGGGGAGGCTGAACAGCCCGCCGCCGCCCGGGCCCCCCGTGGTGGCCTGCCCACGGATGTCCAGCACGCGCTGGGTATTGGCGATCCACGTGTTGAGCTGGCTCTCGGCGTCGCGCAGCCCGGCCAGGTTGTCGATCACGGTGACGGTGACGACCCAGTCGCGCTGGAGCTTCTCCAAGGTGGCGAGCAGCAGGCCCGCCTTGTCCTGCGCCTCCTCGTCGGTCATGCCGACGGCGAGGTTGTAGCCCTTCTCGAACAGCGCGAGCTGGCCCTGCACGAGGTCGAACAGGTGCTGGAGCTCCTCGACGGTGACGTCCATGTCGGGCCACTTGGAGAGCTGGTCGTAGAGGTTGTCGAGGCCCGCGTTGATGGCGGCAACCTGCGCCTCGACCTCGGGGGCATCGAGGTAGGCGTGGGCGATGCCCACCAGGCCGTCGATGTAGGCCACCTGGTCGGCCAGGTGGTCCACCTCCTCGTCGAAGTCGGGCGCCTCCAGCTCGGCGGTGGGCGTGGCCTCCATGCCCGACAGCTCGACGAGGCGCTCGATGATGTGGTCGACGGTCTCGTCGTAGCCCTCGGACTCCGCCTCGAAGTGGGCGACTACGGGGGGGAGCTCGTCGGCCATCAGCCGGCCACCCCATCGGCCCAGTAGCTCACGGCCAGCTCACGCAGGGCCGGGATCGACTCGATCACCGCGTCGCGCAGGTACCAGCGGCCCTCCAGCTCCACTTCGGGCACCGCGGCGGTGACCCCCCAGGTGCCGTCGGGGCGCGGGCCCTGGATCCAGAGCAGGCCGGTCTTGTTGTGGGCCTCGATGATGCCGCCCAGCTCCTGGATGCGCGCGTAGGGCGTGGCGTTGGTGTCGTAGGTGCGCGAGCCGCGCGGGAAGGCCCGGGCGGTGAAGTCGTTGGGCCCCAGTGGCGTCGCCACGGGGTCCGAGTACATCGAGCGCTCCAGGTCGCCGGTGTGCTGCATGAAACGCGTGAGGATGTTCACCTTGGCGGCGTCGCGCACGATGGCGGCCCCGGCCACCGCCGCCTCCTCGGTCGCGGCGCGCACGCGCACCTTGGAGCGCCCGAGGGTCTCTATGTCCTCACTGATGCCCTTCCAGTAGGTGCCCACTCACGGACCCCTGGGCTCCCGGGCACGCTGGCCTGCCTCGTAGCGCATCCGCTCCTCATCGGACATGGGGGTCTCCTCGGCCTCGGTGGGCCGCTTCGCCATCTCGAGGGCGACCTCTTGGTCCAGGCGGGAGAAAATGATGCACCAGTCGACGTACTCCTCCGGCTCGTCTAGGTACTGCTCGTGGGTGAGGCCGGTGTGGACTCCTCGGAACTGGAATTCTCGGTACCAGTCGAGGAGGACTCGGTCGATGTCTCGGGGTGGGGGGAGACTGGGACGATCTCGAGCGGGCTTACCCTCGGCGAGCTTCCGTTGGCGGAGCCGTTCGAGGGCCCAGTAGGGGAATCCACGAGACGCCTGCCCTGCTCGTCGAGCGCATCGTCGGGCGTCACGGCCGGGCGACCCATGAGGCTCCACAGCTCGGGCCGTACCGCCGTGGCGATGGTCTCGTACACGTCGGGGTCGAGCTCCTCCAGCTCGTCGATGGTCCGCGGCAGGGGGTCCTCGCGCGTCCAGTGCGCCAGCATGGCGATCACCCCGGCCATCTCGAAGCGTTGCATGGCCTCGATCTCGGCCTCGGAGTAGCTGATCATCTCCTGCTCGGAGGTGAGGTCGCCGTCTTGGACCTCGGCGGCCTTGCGGGCGGCCCGGATGCGCCGCAGGGCCTTGAGCGCGGGGATCGAGGTGCGCTCCATGATCTTGCGGCCCCGCACGTTGACCTTCTCGCGCAGGATCGCATAGGTCCCGTCGGGGAAGTTCACTCTCGTCTGCATCTGCTCTCCTTCGCCCCGCAGGGCCTAGAACGGTGTGGATTGGGGGATGGTGAGAGTGGCCTGGATGGGCGAGAAGCTCGACACGGCGTCGGTGGTGTTGCCCACCCCCTCGAATTCGGTGTCCACCTGCACGTACTTCTGGCCCGGGTCGTTGGTCGGATTCATGAACTGGCAGGCGCTCATGGTGAAGGTGAGGGTGGAGCCGCTCACCGGCTCGGTGAAGTTGAAGATCACCGGGATCTGGCTCCGGGCCATGCCGGTGGCGCCGAAGAAGTTGATGGTGCCCGATTCGAGGAGGAACTTCGCCTTGCCCTTGACGGTGATGTAACCGCTGAACAGCTGGTGGGCGCCCTGGGTGGCGTCGGAGACGAAGATCGGCTCAGCGTTGCGGCTGATCGTCAGCGAGCCGCTCACCATGATCCCCGAGGCCACCGAGTTGATCGTCACCCCCAGGTCCCAGCCGGGCACGAAGTGGGCGGTCGAGGGGGTGTTGACGGGCGTCACCACGTCGACTTCGGGCTGGCAGATCCAGCTGGGGGTGACCTCCACCTCGCCGTCGGCGCTCCAGTTCAGCTCCAGGGTGTTCAGCTTGGAGCCGGCCAGCTGGCGCATCTGGTAGCCGTCGAAGAAGTCGAGCGTGTAGCTGGGGGGCTGCCCACCGGCCACCGGGTTGTTGTACAGCTGGAATTTGTGGTGGTAGGGCCCCGTCCCCGTCACGTTGTCCACGCCCAGGATCGCCATGAGCTCGTGGCCGATGGAGTCCATATAGAGCCCGTGCTTCATCGAGAAGTCGTCGTAGCGCTTGCCCGGCACCAGGTCGTTGGTGAACGAGGGGCTGCCCAGCATGGAGTTGTCGGGCAGCCACTTGAGCTTGGGGGCGAGCTTGGGCGACCGCATCGGCACGAAGAACTGCGGCGTGGTGACCGGGGTGCCCGGAGTGGTCTCCTTGGCGACGCCGAACCACGATTGCTGTGTGAGGTAATCAACAACGGCCATTACGAGGGCCTCTCCTCTGTCTCGGACTCCTCAGCTTCGGAAGCCTCTGGTTCTGGCTCGCTCTCCTGGCTCTGTGGCTCATTCTTGCCCGCTCGCCGCCTCGCGTGGGCTGATCCCTTGGGCGGGGCGTGCTCTGGGTCACGGGGGAGGGCGAATTCGTGGTCGAACGGTTCGGTGAGGGTGAACTCCTCGCCCGGCACCAGCAGGGCGGCGTGGCCCTCGGGCGTCGTATAGGGGTGGCCGAGGCCCACCGTGTAGTCACCGGCCCAGCGGTAGGTGTAGACCGCGGGCTGCTTGCGGTACGGCATCAGGTCTGGAGGATCGCGATGACGCTCACGTCGACGATGTTGAAGACCATCACTCCCTCGCCTCGAATGTGCTTCGGGAACGCAGTATGCACGGTCACATCCTTGCCGCCGGGGATGGAGCCGGGGTTGGGCCCCTCCCCCCAGCAGAAGATGACCCCCGAGCCGTCGCCCCCGAGCGTGGTGGCCTGGGTCCCCGCGTTGCGGTCGGCCTGGATCCAGTTGGTGAGCGAGTCGATGAAGGCGTCGTTGGCTTCGTCGGCCCCCTCGGCCTCGGGGCCCTTCCAGAACAGGTAGCAGAGCAGGGACAGCGCGTAGACCCGGCCCTTGCGCCCGCCTGAGCCCGGGACGGTGCGACTGGGCACGCCGCCCAGCGCGATGCGGTACTCGTCCTGGCCGGTGAGGTACAAGAAGATGGCGGCGCCATCGGGCTGGCCCGGCAGGGCGAGGTCGTAGAGGTCGCTCTGCTTGGTCAGCTTGGGCGGGTGGGCGAAGACCCGGCCCGCCGACAGGATCCCGCCCTCGGCCAGGCCGCGCTCGAGATAGGCCGCGATCTTCTGGCGCACGAGCGAGCGGTTGGAGGTCAGCTCGGTGAGCGGGTCTATGAGGGTCACGAGCGGAATTTGGAGGGGATGCGGTACTTGTCGAGGAGCTCGCAGGCCTTGTGGATGTCGTAGGAGACGTCGTAGGCGCTCCGCTGCACCGCCATGCCCCTGGGCTCCAGCGCGCCGTCAAGAGTGAAAGAGGCGTCGCCCCGGGTCTTGATTAAGGCCGTGGTGAGGAAGATCGCCGCCTGCTGGAGGTCGGCGGGCAGCGCGGTGACCGGGATGAAGTCGGGCGGGGCCGGCACGGTATGGGCGTAGTTGAGCGGCGCGCCGAGCTGCAAGACGTTGTTGGTCACCCCGACCACCGAGACGTTCTCGGTGTCCACACCGTCCTCGATCACGAAGGTGGTGTAGGGGTAGACGCCCAGCAGGCTCGTCCCCGGCCCATTGGGCACCACCGTGAGCGTCACGGCCCCCGCCATGGCCGAGGTCTGGAGGGCCAGGTGCGGGTAGCCGTTGGTGTACGTCCACACGCAGTACGTCTTGCCGTCGGGCCCCACCCGGTTGAAGGTCAGGGCGGGCTGAGGCCCGGCCCCCAAGAAGCCCTGGGAGACCGCCGGCACGTAGATGGTGCGGTGCCCGAAGCGCGCCATGGAGGCGCTCACCTGGTCGAGCGCCACCACGTTGGAGGGGTCAGAGCCGATGGCGATCGCGTCGAGCTGGAGGATCGGGGTGTAGGAGCACTCCAGGTTGTACTGGCCCTTGAGCTCGAAGACCCAGAGGTCCTCGGTGGTCTGAGAGCAGCAGAGCGAGGCCCCCTTGGCGCTGGGGGAGGAGCCGAACACCTTGCCGTTCATCCAGCTGGTCACCCGGTTCACCACGTTGGCAAGGCTCTGGTCCTGGTCGGCCTGGGTGGGGCTGCCCTCGGTCATCAGCGAGTCGGTGTCCATGGCCGTGGGCGCGTAGCGGTACTGGCTGATCGAGATGTAGGGCTGAGCCCGGACGAAGCCGCCGACGCGCGGGTTGACGACGGGGTTGGCGAGCAGCGGCGGGGTGTAGGGGGCGACCACTAGACCGCCACGCAGGCGTCGTCCCCGCAGGCGCACCCGGCGGGGTAGTCGTGGTGGTGCAGGACGGTGCCGTGGACGTGGGGCTCGTAGCCGCGCTGGCGCAGGGCGCTCGACATATGGGCGTCGAGGCCCTTCCAGTGCCGCGCCTGGTCCACCATGTGCTCGGGGACGTGCGCGCCATCGGTGCGCTCGCCCAGGCGCACCACCAGCTCGCGGCAGTCGCGCAGCAGCGGCTCGCGGAAGCGACAGCACCCCAGGGCCGTGTAGACGTAGTGGTCGAGGCCGGGGTTCATCTTCAGGGCGAATTGGGGCGGCAGGCCGCGGCCCGGTGCCATTAGCAGCTCGGGGGTCACGCGCGAGCAGGGGTAGGCGAAGGTGCACCAGGGCTCGGGGCAGTAGTTGAAGGCCGGGTACACGCCCTCGTGGACCTCGATGTCGTGCTCGACGTTGATGAAGGCCACCTCGGCGTAGAACATGCGCGAGAGGAGGCGCCAGTAGGCCTGGGGGTCGGGGCCCAGTTCGATGAACTTGACCTCCACGGGCATGTGCTCGGTCAGGCTGGTCGCGGTCTTCCAGTGCGGCTCGGGCTCGTAGGGGCAGATGACCTGCACGTCACGCCCGCGGCGGGGCCTTCTTGGTGGCGGGGGCCTTCTTCGCCGCCTTCTTGGTGGC